AGAGATTTAGATTGTAAACTAGATAGCCTCGCCCTGCTAATTAGATTATATGGATTGTTATGTGAGAGATATTTATGTAGATTTCTGGACTGCCCCAGAGAGATATATATGTTTCACCCCCTGGAGAGTTACTAAATAGATTATACACCCCATGTTTACAAACGTCAACACTAAAATGCAGAATAATAAAAAATATTTATGTTGTCAACTAGCTGTAAACCTGGTATAATAAACTCATGAATAATTCCTTTTTACCAGATGGTAATACAAAGCGAAAGCTAACAGAACAACAAGAGAACTTTTTACATGCTTTAAGTGGAGAAGCTAAAGGTAATATAACTAAAGCTTTAGAGATTGCAGGGTATTCCCCTACATCAAAGTCTCATGTAGTCGATAGTTTAAAAGAAGAGATAATAGAGGTCGCCAATAAAATACTAGCTACGTCAGCTCCTAGAGCCTCACAGAAGATAGTGGAGATTCTAGATAGTGATGACCCCATTCCACAGGTATCTGCTAAACTACAAGCAGCTCAGACCCTTCTAGATAGGGTTGGTATAGCCAAGAGGGATAAGCTAGATGTTACACACACAGCAGCAGGTGGTATCTTTCTGTTACCTGAAAAGAAAACAATAATAGATGTTAATGCTGAGGATGTTGACAATGATGAATAGAAGAACAAGTTCTACAATTCCATTTGGTTATAAATTAAATTCTGATAATAAAACCCTTGAAGAAGTACCATCAGAATTAAAAGCTTTGAATGAAGCTAAGGATGGTGTTAAAAAGGGAGCATTCTCTTTAAGAGGTGCAGTAGAAATATTAGAATCAAATACTGGTAGAAAGCTATCAGCTATGGGTTTAAAAAAAATGATTGATAAAGATAACAAACAATATCAATCTAACACAAATGGTTTACTAAGTAGAAATGACAAAGAGACAGTATAACTATGGCTATGAGCAGAAAGCTAAGATAGCTGCTAGGAAAGCTGTTAGAGAAAAAGAAAAAGAAATTGAAAAGCTCAAGAAGAAACTTGAGAATAAAAAATATAAATTAAAAAAGAAAACAGAGGCTATCTCTAAAGTTGATAAAGTAGATAACCCTGTTAAGAATGACAAACAAGGTACTGTTGTTACAGAGTCAGAGTACAATGAGTTACCTCAAAAAGTCAAGACACTATTAGAAGAAGAAAATAGTAAGATAGTATTTAAACCAAACGAAGGTCCACAAACAGAGTTTCTGTCAGCACCAGAACAAGATGTACTATACGGAGGTTCAGCAGGAGGTGGTAAGTCTTATGCTATGCTTGTTGACCCATTAAGATACATGCACATTAAAGAGCATAGAGCTTTGTTATTAAGAAAGTCTATGCCAGAGTTAAGAGAGCTAATAGATAAATCTAGAGAGTTATATCCTAAAGCTTTTACAGGAGCTAAGTTTAGAGAAGTAGAAAAGATTTGGAGATTTCCTTCAGGTGCGTCATTGGAGTTTGGTTATCTGGATAGAGATGCTGATGTTTATAGATACCAAGGTCAATCCTATACATGGATAGGTATTGATGAGCTAACTCAGTATCCAACAGAATTTCCTCTGCAATATTTGCAATCACGATTGAGAACAACAAACAATAAAATAAAATGCTACATTCGGTGTACTGCAAACCCTGGAGGAGTTGGAGGATATTGGGTTAAGAAAAGGTATCTAGACCCAAATCCTCCTAGCGAATCATTTGTTGGTGAAGATAAGATAACAAGAAAGTTTATACCAGCAAGATTAGAAGATAACCCATACCTTGCAGCAGATGGTAAATATGAACAGATGTTACAATCATTACCTGCTGTACAAAGAAAACAATTATTAGAAGGTAACTGGGATGTTGCTGAAGGTGCAGCCTTTACAGAATTTGATTATGATACACATTGCATAAACCCTTTTGAACTACCTAGAACATGGGAAAGAGTAAAAGGAATTGACTATGGTTATGCAGCAGAGTCAGCAGTAGTGTGGGGAGCAGTTGACCCAACAGATGAAACTTTAATCATCTATAGAGAATTATATCAAAAAGGTTTAACAGGTGAAGACCTAGCTAAAAAGATTTATGAGTTTGAAAAAGAAGAACGACTATCTATTCAAGGTGTACTAGACTGGGCAGCTTGGGCTAAGACAGGAACAACAGGACCAACTGTTGGAGAAGTATTAGCTAAAGCAGGACATAAACTTAGAAGAGCAGATAAGAATAGAATACAAGGTAAGATTCAAATACATGAAAGATTAAAAATAAATGATAAAGGTAGACCTAAGTTACAAATATTTAAAACTTGTCCTAACCTTATAAGAGAAATTCAATCTATTCCTTTAGACCCTAACAAGCCTGAAGATGTAGATACGAAAGCTTCAGACCATGCTTACGATGCTTTAAGATATTTAATTATGTCTAGACCTAGAGCTAGAAGTGTATGGGATGAGATGACAACAATAAAACGATGGACACCATCAGACCCAACATTCGGATATTAATATGAGAGAAAAGATAATTAAAAGTTTAATAGCACATGCAAAAGGACATATAGAAAAACATAAAACAAATGTAGAGATACTATTACAAAAAGGTGTAGGTGTTGCAGAACACCCAGATACTCTTGAGACAATAGAAAAAGAATTAGCTATCATTGCTGAGTATCATGACCAAATAGAAATGTTAGAGAAATATTTTGATGCCACTATATACGTTTAAGAAAAAAGATACTGACGAACAGTATAATAAGATAATGACTTATGAAGAACTGTTAGAGTATCTAGATAAAAATAAAGATATACAACAAGTATTTAAAATGAATATATTTAGATACTCAGATAACAATGGAGCAAAAGACCAGTTTACAGAATGGGCAAAGGATTCAAGTATAAATGATAATGGAGGTTTTAAAACTTATGGCAAAGCAAGAACGGACTATGACAAGAAAAAGGATGATACGCAAAAAGATAAAGCTGAATAAAAAAGCTAAGACTGAATTAGATAAGTATCCACTAGTAGAAGTGAAGTGGTTGGATATTTGCTCTGATAGTTCTTGGTTATCTATGAGAGATGCTACGTCTATGCCTTTACCTGTATGTAATACCAAAGGTCATTTGTTATCTCAGACAAAAAGAATAACTAGAATATTCGGGGATTACTCAGAAGGCACTAAAGGTAATATTGAGGAGATAGGTAATGTTACTATCATTCCTAATAGTGTTATTGTGGACATTAAGAAAATTAGTTGACAAACTAACAATTAATGTGTATTATTATTATATTACACAAATTATAAGGATTTTGAATGGCTACATATGGAGACCAAGAATTAGAGACATCTATGCCTTCATCTGAGGATGAGCAACAAAATGAAAAAGATGTATCAGCTTTAGTTGGAATTATTCAGTCTAAGTTTCAACAATGTGAAACTACTAGAAGAGATGATGAGTTAAGATGGTTACAAGCTTATCATAACTACAGAGGTAGATATTACAAAGATGTTAAATTTAGAGAGAATGAAAAATCTAGAGTATTTGTAAAAGTTACTAAGACAAAAGTTTTAGCAGCTTACGGACAATTAATTGATGTTCTATTTGGAGCAAACAAATTTCCTTTAACAATTCAAGAAACAAGAGTACCAGAAGGTATAGCTGAGTACGCACATTTAAATCCTTTAAAAGAACAACTAGGCAATGAAAACTTAGAACCTACTCCAGGTATCGAAGGTAACATGGATTATGTTCCTGGTCAACAATCAGGATTAGGTTTTCCATCTGATACAATTGGTTTTCCTGGTGATGGTAGAGAGTTACCAAAGGGTGCAACATTTCAAACTTTAAATGAATTACAATTAGGTGAATTACAATCTAAATATGAGAATGCTAATTTATCTGAAGGACCTGCACCAACACCTGACATGCCTCAGATTAAACCTGCACAGATTGCTGCAAGACAATTAGAAAAATTAATTCACGACCAGATAGATGAATCAGATGGTAGCATTCAATTAAGGAATGCAATATTTGAATCTTGTTTATTAGGAACAGGAATTATCAAAGGACCTTTTACTTATAATAAAACTTTACATAAGTATACTGACAATGGTAATGGTAGAGAATATACACCAGAGATTGTTAAAGTTCCTAAAATGGAATTTGTTAGCATATGGGATTTTTATCCAGACCCTAATGCTAGAACAATGGATGAAGCAGAATTTATAATTCAAAGACATAGACTTAACAGAAGTCAGTTTTTAGATTTAGCAAACAGACCTTTCTTTAACAGACAAGCTATTTTAGATTGTATTAAGATGGGTGCAAGTTATACTAAGAAAGAATGGGAAACAGATATTGATTTAGAAAAAAGTCACTATGCTGATATTACTCATAACAGATTTGAAGTATTAGAATACTGGGGAACAATCAATGCATTAGCTGCAAGAGAAGAAGGATTAGATATTGATGAAGACATTGATGATGATGCAGAAGTTCAAGTTAACATTTGGATGCATAGAGGTAAAATAACTAGAATAATAGAAAATCCTTTTAAAACTTT